GTAATCAATTGTGTATTGAAGAAAAATACGAACCATATAGTTTCTTTGACGGTTCACCAATGTCAAAAGGAATTTTCCAATTTGATATGTGGGGGTTAACTGAAGATAATTTATCAGGTATGTGGGATTGGAAATCTTTAAAAGAGAGTGTTGCTAAATACGGTATTTGTAACTCATTGTTCACGGCTCAAATGCCTGTAGCATCTTCTGCTAAGATTACCGGGTCATTTGAAATGACTGAACCCGCACATTCAGCGTTGTTTAACAGACGTGTAGTTGGTGGTGAGATATTAATTGTTAACAAATATTTGATTCAAGACTTTGAAAAATTAGGTATTTGGGATGAAGATTTGAAAAATGATATCATATTAAATGAGGGGTCAATTCAAAATATTAACTTCAACAACTACTTAGATATTGAAGATAAACACTACAATAAAAAAGTTAAACGTATTGAACATTTGATGGCGAAGTACAAAACAATTTGGGAGATATCACAAAGAGAATTGATTGATATGGCGGCTGACAGAGCACCATTTATTGACCAATCACAATCAATGAATATCTATATGAGTAACCCAACATTGTCTAAAATTACCTCATCACACTTCCACGGATGGGAAAAAGGTTTGAAAACGTTAAGTTACTACATAAGAACTAAAGCGATTTCAACAGGAGCAAAACACTTGGCGGTTGATATCTCAAAAAGAGAAAGACCAAAGAATGAAAAACCAACTGTTGATGTAATACCACCAAAACCAACAGATTCTCAATTTGAATGTTTTGGTTGTTCATCTTAATATTTAAAAACTCTCGGCACTGTCGGGAGTTTTTTATTTTATATCAATATACAAAAAATTTATTACCACATTATATTTATCTAATATGGCATTAGGAGTAACATACGGAATAAATTTTCCATTTAGAGATTCTTCAACAGGTAAATATTTGTCAATGTCGACAACTAACGAAGAAGAAATTAGAACTAATTTAGTACATCTTTTATTAACAAGAAAAGGTACTCGTTATTATTTACCTGATTTTGGTACTAGATTATATGAATATATATTTGAACCAATGGATGGTCCGACATTTTCAGAAATTGAATCTGAAATACGTGATTCTGTTAACGAATATATCCCTAATATAACAATAACAAGTATTAGTGTTAAACCCGCATCTGAGGGTGAGGAGAACAAAGGTTCGTTTATTACTGATAATGATGAACGTGTTTACAGAGTACCAGGTATTGGGACTATGGAACATACTGCAAAAATAAGAATTGATTATAATATTAATGACGACGCTTTTAATTCTAGCGATTTCGTAATAATTAACCTATAAAGATATGGCAAATAAAAAAATATCGTACACAACAAGAGATTTTCAATCAGTAAGAACTGAATTGATTAATTTTACAAAAACTTACTATCCTGAATTATTGGAGAATGTGAATGACGCGGCAGTTTATTCAGTTTTATTAGATTTGAACGCGGCAGTAACGGATAATTTACAATACAATATTGATAGAAGTATACAAGAGACTGTGTTACAATTTGCACAACAAAGGTCATCTATTTATAATATTGCGAGAACTTATGGTCTTAAAATACCGGGTCAGAGACCTTCGGTTGCGTTAGTTGACTTTTCAATTACAGTACCGGCTGCGGGAGATAAGGAAGATTTAAATTACTGTGGTTTATTAAGACGAGGGTCTCAAGTAAATGGTTCAGGTCAAGTGTTTGAAACTGTTTATGATATTGATTTTGCATCACCAATAGGTGGGGATGGTTTTCCCAATAGATTAAAAATACCTAATTTTGACGCTAATAATAAATTACTTAACTATACGATAGTTAAACGAGAAACCGTGGTTAACGGTACTACAAAAGTATTTAAAAAAGTTATAACGCCAAATGATGTTAAACCTTTTTATGAGTTATTTTTACCTGAAAAAAATGTTTTGGGTGTTACAAGTGTTATAGTTAAAGACGGTACATCGTATGCTAGTACCCCAAGTGCTCAAGAATTTTTAGGGATTGATAATAGATGGTATGAAGTTAAAGCGTTAATTGACGATAGGGTGTTTGTTGAAGACCCGACTAAAGTGTCTGATAGTCCAGGTATTAAAGTTGGTAAATATGTTCAGACAAGTGATAAGTTTATCACTGAATACACACCTGAAGGATATTTGAAATTAACTTTTGGTGGTGGTAGTCAATCTGCTGATGAACAACTTAGAGAATTTGCACGTAATGGGTATAAATTAGATTTGTATAAATATTCAAACAACTTTTCATTAGGTAGTACTTTGAAGGCTAATACGACATTATTTGTACAGTATAGAGTTGGAGGTGGTACAAGTAGTAATTTAGGTGTTAATGTTATTAATAATATTGGAACGGTTTCATTTTTTGTTAATGGACCATCAGAAAGTTTTAATACCGCAACTGTTAATTCATTAAGATGTAATAACGTAACCGCGGCGATAGGTGGGGCTAATTTCCCAACTATTGAAGAGGTACGAAATTTAGTGGCGTTTAACTTTTCTGCACAAAACAGAGCGGTTACTGTTAATGATTATGATTCATTAATTAGAACAATGCCGTCACAGTTTGGGGCCCCTGCTAAAGTCGCTATAACTGAGGAGAACAACAAAGTTATTATTAAAATGTTGTCATATGACGAGTCGGGTAAATTGACTGAAATAATATCAAACACGTTAATGAATAACGTTGCAAATTATTTGTCAAATTATCGTATGATGAATGACTACATTTCAATACAGGTTGCTAATGTAATTGACTTAGGATTGAATATTGATGTTGTTTTAGATAATAGTCAAAATCAAGGTGTGGTAATATCACAAATAATTAATTTAGTGTCTGATTATTTTGAACCAACTAACTTACAAATGGGTGAAAACGTTTACATTTCAGAAATTAGACGACAAATACAATCACAAAATGGTGTTGTGTCAGTTTCAGATATTAAAGTCTATAACAAAGTTGGGGGTCAATATTCGTCATCACAAACCTCACAACGATATGCTGATAGTGAGACAAGAGAGATAGAATTAATTGATGATACTATATTTGCACAACCAAGTCAGACATACCAAATTAGATATCCAAATAAAGACATTTTAATCAGAGTTAAGAACTTAACAACAACAAGTTTTAGTTGATGATTTATTTTATGGAAAACTCATTTATCTTTTAAAAATAGTAAATAAACTATTTATTTTAAAAGAAATAAATGTCTAACTCATACAGAATAAGAACAACACCCGGTATTGACAAATCAATAAGGGTAACCATAGACCAAGAATTTGATTATCTTGAAATTTTATCTCTAAAACTATTAAGTAGTGAGGTGTATACAAGACAATGTTCCGATTACGGAGTAATTGTTGGTCGTGTAAGTGTTAATAATGGTTTTGGTATCCCAAATGCTAAAGTATCGGTTTTCGTTCCGTTATCTTCAGAAGATGAAAAAAATGAAGTAATAACAACTTTATATCCCTACAAAACATTAACAGATTTAAACGAGGAAGGTTATAAATATAATTTATTACCAACAGAAAAATCATATTCAAACCACGAACCAACAGGTACATTTTTTACTCGTAAAGATGTATTAACAAATCCAACTAAAATTGAGGTTTTTGATAAGTATTATAAATATAATGCGGTAACAAACGAAAGTGGGGATTATATGATTTTTGGTGTTCCATTAGGTTCTCAAACAATTGTAGTTAATATTGACTTATCGGACATTGGTGAATTCTCATTATCACCTCAAGATTTAATTAGAATGGGTGTTGCGACACCTAATCAAGTTAATGGTACTAAATTTAGAGCCTCATCTAATTTAAATGAATTACCTCAGATTATTACAATTAATCGTACTTTAGAAGTTGAACCATTATGGGGGGATACTAGTGTTTGTACATTAGGTATCACAAGAACAGACTTTGATTTATCTGCTGAAAAAAACATTAATATAAAACCAACCGCAATTTTTATGGGGTCTATCATTTCTACAAATGAAGACCACTATATGAAATCAAGATGTAGACCATCACTTAAATTAGGTCAACAGTGTAGTTTAGTTACGGGTCCTGGTAGTATATCGGCAATTAGACAAACAATATTTCAAGACACTGACGGTAGACCGACACTTGAAGTTGCAAAAGACTTTGAAGAAGGTGGTCAAGTAATTGATGATAACGGTACTTGGATGTTTGATATTCCAATGAACTTGGATTATGTGATAACTAATGAATTTGGTGAACAAGTATTATCGTTAGACCCAAAAAAAGGAATTCCAACTAAAGGAAAATATAGATTTAAAATAAAATGGAATCAATCACCTGATATGGGTGAAGAGATTAAAAGGGGTTATTTTTTAGTTCCAAATATTAAAGAATATGGTTGGAACACATCAGGAGGTAAAGACCCGTTAACTAATCAATCAGCGGGTGATTTAGGAAATTTTGGTAATCTTGATAATCCTTGTACCGACGCTTCAAGTAAGTTACCAAACACGAAAGAAGCGAAAATGGCTCACGCGTCATATGCGTTTAGTTTAAATTGGGATGATTATGGTTATACGGGTACGACTGTTACTGACACACAATATCAGGTTGGGTTAGATATGATTCAGGAGGCTATTGATTGTAAAGATAGATTTATTGAAATGAGGTATAATAAAGTTTATACTGTTTCTCAATTAATGAGTGAATATAGACGAGGGGATTCTAATAATCGTATTATAGCGATTAAAAATATATTGGACGACGCTTGTGATTCAACAAACAATAAGTTTCCATCAAATGACGGGATGTATAGATTGGACATAATTTATTTGTTGTTCTTGGTTGCAATGTTTGTTGTTTACCCTATTTTATTTATCTTAGTCTTTTTAGTTCATTTATTTCTTTGGATATTATGTAACATTATATTACCCCTCATTAGATTTTTAAAAGGGGTTGTGTGTACGTTGGCGGATGGTATTTGTCGTATCGCTAACGTGTCTGTTGGTTGGGGTAGACCTTTTGGATTTTTAGATGGTTTATGTAATAAATTACGTGAAGCCTGTAATAGTTTGACCGATATGGTTGCTAGAATTGAAAAAATTTGTGAAGAGTCAAACTTAAAATTACCAATGTTAACATATCCTGATTGTGAATTGTGTGGATGTGAACCAGAACCACCAAAACAAGGTCAACCTGAAGGAGGTAATGCTTTAGCGGCGTTCAATACTTCCCAAGGTTCTAATAGTGTTTTGGCAGATTTTACTGATTCAGGTCGTTATATTGGACCATATAATAATTCAGGACAATTCCAAAATCCGGGTGCTAGTTCGGGGTATTTTAATAATTTTAAATCACCTGATGATAATTTGTTTATCTCAGGTATCTACGTTAAAACACCTAAATCTTGGGACACAAGGTCAATACCGACATTTGTTGATAATCCCGGTGATGATTGTTCGTCTATTGGGAAAAGAGGTGCTTATGTCCAATCAACTGATTTACCTTGGCATGAAAGAGTTAATTTATTTAATCTTAAATCAAAATATTTTGAAAGAAGTAATAATAATCCTGGTGGAGGTGTGAATAGAATTAAAGTTAGATTTAATGTTGATAAAAACGGAGGTCCATTACCTAATAATAATAGTATGACAGGTACGTTTCACGAAGATAATGTTCTTGCTATTTTTATTGATGACTCAGAATCACAAAATTTTAAAGTTGGTAATATGTTAACCACTGTTGACCCTCAATTTAGTCAAGATATAAATTTAACAGGTGTAACGATACCTAATGATTACGGTACTAATAGTATAACAGGTACAACGATAGGTGTACCAATACCAGGTAATGACCCTAAACTTAGACAATCACAATATATTGTAAAATATTCAAACCCGAACTACAGTCCAGGTCAACCTGCTGAATTACAAACAACGTATGTTATAACGGCTAGTACTGCAACAACAACATATCATAAATTTGGGATGGACTTAGAATATTTCCAAGTTATTGAAAATGTTAGTGTTACTGAATATTTAAATAACGTTCAAACATATGTTGGTAATGGTGATTTACCTAATTCATTTTTAACACGAATAGTTAACGCTGGGTATTATCAGTTTGGAACTGCTAGATGTGGTTATAGTTCATTGTATAGGGCTACTAATAATACATTTCAAGCACCTTGTTTAAGTTCAAGAACAGGTACAGGTTTAAATACGGGAGGTATTCCTGGACCTATCAGAGATTATTTTAAAGATTTTAGTAAAGTAAGAGTCGTATTTATGGTTAGAGGTGTTGACCCAAATTCAACAAGAACAACAGTCTCATACGATTTAAGTAAATTATATGGTAGTAAAGATTATGGGAAAGTTGTTAGGACTTTACCTAAAATGAAATTAAATATACCTATTAATGGTGGATTTAAAAATGTTAGACATAATCTCTCAAAAAGTACTGATGGAGACTCATACAGTGGTATGAAATTATATTATGATTCATTTAGTTGGGAACCTAGTAGAAATTCATTGGGGGTTCCTGTAGAAATAGACCCCGCAACAAAATTTGACATTAACGGTAATCCACAAACAGGTACTAATTACGACCCTGTAACAAATGACCCTAAATATAGACCTGTCGGTTACTGTAATTTTTCAGGGTTTTCAACTAATCAACATCGTTATTATTCGGCAATGGATAGTGCTTGGAACACCAACGTTAATTATAGAAATTTGACAACATCAACAAGTGACAGTTTTTATGGATTAAGAATGAATGGTAGTACTAGTAGTAAAAACTTAGACGTTAGTGTTAGTGGTAATCTTTTTTATGATGGTAACGGTCATTGTGGATTTTTCCAAAATGATGGTACTAATACACCGTTTAATGGTTCAATAGGTATAAGAGACAGTGACGGTAATCCACGTTGTAACTCTGACGCAATAAGATATTGGAATTTGTGGACCGCAACTGCAGCATCGTGTGCTTATTGTGGTGGTGCTTGTACCCCAAATCCTAACTGTACTTGGAATTGGTGGTATGGAGGTACTGAATGTTGTTTATATTATCCATATTATTATTTAAATGATGACTCAAGAGATAACGGAAGTAAAACTCAAAACATCTATGATAAACATAATAGAGGTTATTATCCTAACGAAATAATTGAAGGTGGTTCTGCTAGTGTTATGGGTACTAGAAATCCTACTGTGAATCCTGGATATGAGGTTTCAACTATTACAATTGCGACATATTATTATTCTGTTACTTATCATAGTACATCAGGACCATCAATGATTATTGGTGATAGTGCTACGTTAAACGCTGGTTTAGGTGACAATAATAGGGCGATAGTGATGAGGACAGATAGATTACCGTCATCATCTTCACCTGAAATAGGTGCTGTGAGTTATCAAAGTTATTGTTTACATGCAAATAATAACTTTAGTATGTTTGTTATTGGTGATGATGGAAGTGTGACTTCTTTAGCAGGAAGTTCTGAGGCACAAGGTGTTGGTTCATCAGGAGATAACGCGGCGGCAAATGCTCAGAAAACTAAATGTAGTAGGGGTAAAAATGTATTAGACACGTTTAGTTGTCAAAATTTAATACCTTTAGATTGTTATTATGTTAATAAAACTGAAGACCCTACAAGTCCTTTTATAACCTATTGGGATAAACCATCACCATTAGTTGCTGGTGATAGGGCCACAACCGCGGCATGTTATGGTAATGGTTTAGCAAGTTCCGACCCATTATATGGTGGTCAACCTGAGTCTATTATGCAAGGTGGTTGTTATCTTTTAGTAACAGTACCATTCGGTACTTTAAAATTAGATTGGGAGTTACTTAAAGAATGGAGGGCGAGAATGGTTATTGCGTTTGGGGCGTGTAGAAATGTATTCGCACATATGTTCACTAACAATTGGATTAACGGAACATTGTTTGCTTTTTCATTCAAAAATAACAGATATTTTACGGGTATTAATAGTTCAAACCCTAACACACCTTACAATTGTTATTGTAAAAACACTATGTATATGGACGCGAGTACAAATAATTTTTATTACAGAAGTTCACCATATAATGTTGAATATAATACTTTCATAGGTAGACGAAATCCGAGAAATTGGTTTACCGCTAAAGGATTTGGTGGTAATACTAAAGATTTAATGTTTCCAACAACAATTATGGATTTAGGACCTAGAGATATTTACACACAAGAAATAGTTTCAAATAATGAGTATGATGGTTATGTTATGAAAAATTTAAACAGTACCACATTCCAAGATGTTAGTGAATTGTTGAATTTATTTATCTTAACAAGATTGATTAATAAAACATTTATGAAAAAAATAATTGGTAGTGCTAGAATTACCGAATATTTTAGTAGGTCTAATTTAAAAATTGATTCGGATTATGCTCAAATGAATTCAATTAATTCTGAATTAGGGGTACTTCAGTTTGATTCTGAAAATTATACTAATTGTGACATTTATTTTAATGGTGCTGAAGCTGAAAATGCGGTATTTGGAGTGTTTTATTCTTCAAATACTCAGGTTAGAGATTATATAACACCAAAAAGGACTATCATAACTGATGATGTGTCTAAAAACTCAAATAAATTAGATTGTGCGTTTGAATACATACCTGTTAAAACTCAAACAGTACCATTTTATCAATGGAATATTAAGAAAAATTATAACGGTGATGATGATGGAAATGTTGACGGTCCATCGCCACCTGATAGTATATTTGGAAGTCAAGTTAATGAATGGGATACTAATGGTTATTCGGCTCAGACGGCATTTTTAACTTATGATTATCAAAAATTAGACAGAATTGACACTAATTCACGATATTTCAGAACTAAAGGTTCATCGCTTTTAAAATACTATAAAGGATATATTTATTCTGTAGAGGCTGGTACTGAAGAACATGACGGTGACATTCAATTTTGGGATAAAAATAGTGTACCACCTGATTCTGAATCGGCAGTAAGTAGGGTTGTAAATACAGGTGCACCGTTTTTCTTCTATTTTGGTTTAAATAAAGGTAAATCGGCATTTGATAGATTCACTAGAAAGTGGATTGAAACTGATTTTGATATAGAATAATTAAATGGGTAATAATAATGAAATAAGAGTGGTATTAGGTTCGTTGAGATATAAATCAGCGTCTAATACCACTATTGGTTTAAAACTACCGTTAATTCAAACGGCTAAAGAAAATATTGAGTTTGATAGAAATATTAATATTAGTTTGGCGGAGGTGTTTGATAGAGAAAGACAAAAGTCAACAATATTTAGACCTACCTGTAAATTTTCATTATTGTTTAAAAATTCATATACTGGTAGTACTAATTACGTACCTTTTGAAAATAATTTATATTATGTCAATGCCGCAACTGCGGCGAAAAACCAATGTGACCAAACTGCTGAAAATGTGTCTTGGAGTGGGTTACCACAGTATAACGAGTTTGATTTTATTCGTAATGATTATAATGTTGTTGGATATACACAACCACCAAATAACCACATTAGGTTTGTTAATAAAAGTGCGTCAACGTACAATTGGAATTTTTTCTTGAGTTATCCTTATGATAATAACTATAATAAACAAATGTCGGCGTTTGATACGGTTAATAACAATACATTAACGTGGGTTTCGGGTGATGGGATTCCGTTTTCTATAACAATGACTAGTGAAAACGGAACAAATGTTGTTAGGTTTACTTGTCCTGGTAAACACGGATTATCTGTTGGTGAATTTGTTAAGTTAAGTTTTAAGTATAATAATGACGAATATTTTGAAGTGTTCTCATTAGGTGATGGTAGAATTAATAGTGATAAATACATCTTTAATATTATTAATTATGGGTTTGTTGGAACAACGTTTTCAAATGGTGTGACAGGAACGTTTAAACGAGTTTTAGATGTTAACAATCCAAGTAATAGTACCTCAGAATATTACGTAAAAACAAACAAACTAATTTCAAATGTTGAGGACGCGGTATTGGTTAATGCTGGATTTGAACAGAATATTTTTGGTAAAGTTAAAAAGTTTGAAAGTAGTGGTTTCACTCCAAATTATATTGAAAGAACGTCAATTAAAGAAGGTGCACAATCTTATACACTAACGTTTAATAAAGATTTTGATATATCACCTTTAAGAGATAATCAAAAACGGCCAATTACTGAATTATATTTTACTGTAATATGGCAAGGATATTTTGGATGGACGTTTGGTGTTGCTAATAGTGAATTACAACAAGGTTATGAATGGAATTTACAATTAAACGGTAATACACCTAACCCTTGGTGGAGTAATACTAACAATGATTCTAAAACAGGGTTTCCACTTGGTAGGTACTCAAGTCCTATGGGTACTGCACTAACAGGTCAATTCACATATGTTAAACCACTAAAATATGGTGATATAATTGATGGTGATTACTGTGAATGGAATGACGTAGAACAAACTGAAAGAACTATTTCAACACTATACCATAAATTTAAATTTAATCCTAAAGTATTTGATATTCGTGGAAAAGCGGTTGGTACTGATAATTTATTTGGATATTATTATCAACCTCATCATAAGTTAACAATACGTAAATATTCGGATTATGTTGAGAATGCTGACCCAACAGTTATTGATATACCTGATTATTCGTATTATGATACGACACAACAACAGTTTATTTGGAGGGATATCTATACGTATGGGTTTTTTGATTCTGATGGTAGAGGTGTTGATTATCCGTTTATAAATGGTAAACACTACCCAAGTATGAATTCAATATTTAGAATTATACCTGAAGGAACTAACTATGTTAGTGATAATATTGTACCTGAACCAACTACAGATGAGTGTGAATAATAGTTATAGATTTATTATACCAAACAATAATGGAAAAGAAATTAATATTCCGTTGGAAATCAAATGGGATTTTTATGGACGTGATGATAGTATTGAAGTATATGAGGATGATGTTATTGAAGAAATAATTGGTACTGCTAAGGATTTTGAAATTTCACATTTTAGTCATAAAAATTATTTAACCCCCGATAATTTATCTAAAACAAGTATAGGTTATGAGTTTAATTTTTTTAGTGGAACAACTATAGACATCCCAACATCTGTTGATAGTGATTGGAGGTCAACTTATTTGTTTGAAGGTTTTACAAGTATTGAGGTTTATTCGTACAGTAAACCATTCACTAAATCATTTTTTAAATTGGATTTTTACGATACTAATGAACCAACAAGCCAAGAAATTAAATTCACAATTATAATACCTGTACAACAAGGTAAAACAGAGGTTTCATCAATTTCAAGTGTATTACCTGATGTTAATATTAGAATCCCAACATATGAATTAGATTTTGTTGGTGATAAAGAAGGGTTTTTTATTTATTGGTTAAGGGATAAAAAAATGTTAAATATTGACACGTTCTATATGACCGCTAAATTTTTTAGTGGAAGACAAGGTGTTTTTATAAGGATGATGAATAGACCCCAATCTACCTTATCTGACAAGTTTGTATTTAACGGTAGTGATTATTTTTACTATAAAGTAGTGTTAGATTATAATGATTTCACTTATTCAGTGTTTGATACTAATGACGTGAGAGTAGGGACTAATAGTCCCATAAAATGGTATGAGTATATTAACCCATAATGGAGGATAGAGTATTTCATTACAAAATATCACCTGAAGTGATTAAGAATGATTTGTTCTTAACTAATTATACGGGTGATTCTGATAGTTATAACGCGGAATATGTTGTTTGTTGTGACATATATACAAGTGCGGTAACTAGATATTTTACCGGAACAACGTATGTGTATTCATCAATGACTGAGATTCTTTCAGCAGGAGTTGGGAGAACATCATTGTTAACTGATTTGTCCATTCCAATTTTTTTAGACCAATACGCGACGGATATAGGATATTATTCAGTTTTTGATGGGATGGTTTGTCAAAAAGATACTATGACAAATTTTATATTTTCATCAACGACATTAAATCCAAACCAATTCTTTTTTTATAATACATCAGACGTTGAATTTAAAAAATATTTAAGTTTTAGTGAGTATAAAGTAGATTGGGGTGACGGTAGTCCACCTGAATTAGTAACTAATGTTGCACCAAACGGTAATTTACATACTTATACTCAAACTGGTAATTTTACAATAACATTTTCAGGAATGAGTCCTTGGGGTGTTAATATAGTTAAAAAACAAGTGACAGTCCCTTATAGTGCGGCAACTATTGATGACCCTTATGGTATTGCGTATTTTGTACCTGCGGGGGGTAGTTGGTCAGGAACTTTATTTAATTACAAATATATCTTTACAGGAGATTCTGAGAATACGGTTAACGTTCAGACTAGTGACAATTATACCACTGTTCCTTTTCCAATTTCAGGTTATACCAAATCAACTATGAATGATTTAGAAGTGTATGGTAGTAAATATGACCCTAACTTGTTTGATGGTAGATTTAAAATAAATGAACCTATAAACATAGATAGTGAAACTGTGGGAATATTTCACGGACCATCTGATGATGGATTATATACGTCCTACACAATTAATAATGTAACTTATTATGATTATGTTAATGGAAACACAATTTTTATGGTTGAATCATCAGGATTAACTGATGATATGATAATTGCAAGTGCAATTACTAAAAATGAAGTATTATTAAACGTAATTGACGAAGCAGAAGTGCAATCCAATGTATTTATTGAGAGAGGAAAACATTCAGGACTTGAAACCATTCAAAGACTCGGTGAGGTGGATAATGTTGGAGACCTTGAAAAATACGGATACAAATATTTTAAAGTAACACAAATATAATATGGCAACAGGAACATATGGAACTATTAGGCCGGCTGACGTATCACCGGAAGATGTTGAAATAATTATGAATTACACCCCATCTAGGGATGATACTGAAAACTTTGTTTTAACAAAATTAAACTCAAGTGCGATATTACGACCATACTTTAATAATTCAAGTACGGGTGGTAATGCGGGTGTTGAAATATTAGGTGGTTTATATAATTTGAAATTACCGGCAGACCAATTTGATAAAATTGGGATTTATACATTATATGTTAGACCCGCACAAATTAGAACTAAAATATTAGATTGTGGGGTTTTATCATCATTACCAAATGTTAAGGGATTAGTCTTTGATTTAAATTCTGTACCATCTGATTACAGAAACAAATTTGTTAATCAAGGATTGGCAGGATTCAGAATTGAATACTTAAATGATGACGGTACTAAGATACCTAATTTTTTTAGAATAATAACATCATCGTTTTTCTGTGAAGCGGTTGTTCAAAATTTAACAAATACATCACAAAAAGCGATAAGATATAGATATAGTGAAACGAATACAAATTTAATGTTTTGTACTGTTTCACCATCATCATCACCAACTAATAAGCCAAACGCAACACCGTATATTGGTCAACCCGCACAAAACGTGATTATAACAAATACGTTTTTTAACCCTATCACTATTGATATTGAAATGGCTGAACACGATTTCTCAACATTGGCAATTGCATTGTATGGTAATCAAACTAAGTCTATGGATGATGGTATTTACACACTTTACGATACTAACGATAACATTTACAAACAATACAACTTATACGAAATTAGAGACCAATTTAATCACTTACTATATGAGGTTAGACAAGATAGAGGTAGTAATATTGATTTTAGTAAAAACTTTACAAATATAACACAATAATGGCGATTAAAAAATTTATATGTCCACCAACTCCGGCAACGGGTGCTGGGTCATTCTCGGATGACTTAGTTGGATTTCAATTGGTACAAGGGGGAGGATTAACTCAAGGTAATTTCTCATTTACGACTGCGATTAATGAGAAACAGAATAGAACGTTTAATACAGGAGTTTTTTCACAACCGATTAGTTTAGACACGATGGGGATTGATAGTGTTAGTCAATCTAAAACAATATTTGAAAACAATTTCAAAGTCTATCCTAACTTTGATTTAAGTCAAGTTACTAATTTTACAATGTATGGGTCTTTAGTTAAAAGATTTTCAGTTTCAGTACAAAAAATTATTAGTTATTTTCCTGCGGCAATTGAGTCAACATTTACCGGTATTAATTATTTAACAGGTGCTACCGCATTTAATGCGACATATAATAAAGCCTCAGATATAACAACATTCAGTATTGATGTTGGCAGATTAAGAAACCCGTTTGACGTTGATTTTACGGTTGACGCAACAAGAAATTTATCGTTAAGAGAAATTCAAGTTTCGGAACTTAGAAATTTAACGGTTAATTATGCAAAATATTCATTATATTATTTAGGTAATGGTTATGATGTGTCGTTTGTACAAGCGACAACATCATTAACTAACGGAACTTTAGTTGTTTCGGTTTTTGGTAATCCATTTTCAGGTAATACTGAAGTATTTAATAATTTGGTAATTAGACCTAATGATTTTGAAGTTAAAAAAATATTTAGTGAACAATTTGACGAAGTTGAAAAGTTTTTATTAAATACAAACTCAACACCAAAATATACATCATCATTTATAGTTCCTAAAGAGGCTGATGATGGTACTTATTATTCGTCTAAAATGAATCTAACTTGGCCTTTGAATGGTACTTGGAACTTAGATATATTGACACCAT